AGGGGCTTGCTTGTAGCTGCCACCATCATAAGGCAAGAAACTCACACCGCTCATTTCGTCAAAGTGTTCCCACACAAAAGCACCAACTTCCATCCACTCATGTTCCATCACTGAGATGGTGACAGACGGCTTGTGCTCACACCAGTGACGCTGGAAGATGAGCCACAGCTTCAGGTGCTCAATGGCTGTCAAGTCTTCACGCAACAGAGCACCATCAGGAGCTTTCTTAGGGAAGCTAAACACAACCGTCTGATCTGGCTTCATCACACAGGGTTCGTTGTGAACGCCAGCGTCAATCATCAATTGAGTTAGCGGGTCTTTCTTGTCTCCACGTACTCGTCTGATGTAAAACTTAGAGTGCCTAGGGTGAATGCCACTAGCACTGTCAGTAAGTTGAGACACAGTACCGCTGGGCTTAACGCAAGTAATAGCTGCACTCCGAGGAATGCCAATAGCGTCAGCCAAAGCGAAATTAGTGTTAATACACTCTTGCTTGATTTCATTGAGAAGCTCTCCAATGGTTGTTGAATCAGGGTTGTTGAGCAAGGCATTGTCCATAATGCCAGTCATGCTCACACCCAACAGACGTTCCTCCTCAGTGTTCTTCTGCCACACCTTACGCAGGTACGGGAAGTGAGTGAGGGTGCTCTGCAAAGTACCAAGAACTGTGGCAAGACGAGCCTTACGCAACAGGTCTTCCTTGGTGTCAGTGGCACGAACAACAATCTCAGACAGGTTACAGAACTGATAGGGACGCAGGATAATCTCAGAGCATGGGTTGGTTCCAAACTCATAAGACGCATCACGCCTCCCATTACTCTTCACCACATTCTGCGCTGCCTCACGGTTGAAGATGCCACGCTCACCGCTCTTGCTCTCGTACAGGGACAGCCATTCCTGCATGAAGATTCCCATGTCAGGACGCTCAGTGTAGCAAGCAGAGTTGTTAGCCAGAGCACGTTGTCCCTGTTGTTCCCACCATGCGCCACTCTTGGCATGACGCATACGATCATCTGACAGGTTGGACAGAGAAATCATAGCTGAACGCCTGACACCTCCAACAACCACCACCTCACCAATCTTACACATGATGTCGTGACACTCAAGGCTGTTGAGTTTACGACCTCGTGCGTGTTTAAAGATGTTGATGACAAACTTAAACAGTTCCATCAGAGGACCAGGACCGGAAGCCCTTCCACCGAATGTCTTCAAACGAGCGCCTGCAGGGCGCACTTTGTTAACATCAATGAAAGGGATTTCCCCGGCATACAACAGGGCAATCACCTGACGCAAAGCCTTAGCCCATCCTTCCTTACTGTCAGCGACAACAACAGTGGTGCTGCTGTCAAACAGTTGATCAGGAACTTCAGGCAGCTTTGCAACATACTGACGCTCAACAGAGAAGCCAACACCAGTACCACACAAGAGGATGTACATTGCCTCATCAAATGCTTTGGGGTCATCGATGGGAAGGTAGCTACAGTTGTAGCCAGCAGTGTTGTCTCGCTCAAGAGCTTTCCCTGCTGTCATCACACTACGCATGGAAGGCATCACCTCCATGTTCAGAATGGCATTATATAGATCATTATATAATACCCCATCAATATTATAATTATGGTGTTTAGCAACATGGGCCTCCATGAAATCCATGTATCGTCTTACTGTCTCAGGCCAATCCTCACGCCTCTGCTCACTGTCAATGTAACGAGCATACCGACTCTTGGCGATATACTCCTCATAGCTCCCCATGTACTTATTCGTAGAGTTGCTGTTCAATGTAGTCCATCCTTTCTTCGACCTTATCTAAAAACATATTCACTAGTTCATCCTCATTAATGTCTAGTAGTTCCAATATTGTAACACAGTCTTGCCGTTTTAGCAAGTCGATGATGTCATGGATTGTTCTGCTCATACTTCTCCTTCAAGAAGGAAAGACTTACAGGCATCTCATCAAACGAACCATCGTTCACTTCATGCAGCATCCACACACCAGCCCAGCTTCCATTGGTCTGAGGGGTGAGGTAGTCTTCGTCATGTGTGTAACAAATACCAGCGAACAACCCTGTCATACGCTTACCATCAGCACGTTTGGCAAAGGCAATGCCCCTGTCCTGTACGTGCCCCATGATGCAACTCATGTGTTTCTTCGTGAGAAGCAGCGCAGGAGAAGAGACAGGCCTACCCATGACACCACTAGTAAAGTAATGACAATAAGCAATGCCATTAATAATGACAGGCTGAAGAAATTCCACACGCTTCCAGCCATATTGCTCAAGGTTAAAGTCGTGATATCCAATAAGTCCATCAAGCTTTCTGTCGCTTTGGATTGCTCGTTCGATTCGTTCTTCATGGTTGCCCGTTAAAAACACCAGCTTTGGTTTCCATTGCTTTTCTTTGTTGCGCTTGAGGCGCTCCTGCTCTGCAAGGATGGGAGCCATGAGAGCGTCCATACCAGCATTACCAGCGGCAATGTCTGCTTGGTAGGTGCGTCCCTCAAAGCTCTTCTTGCCCACATCATAGATGGACAGGGAAGGCATATCCCAGTGATCGCCCAAATGTACAATGACTTCAGGCTTCTTCTCTGCTGCATACTTCCCCACCCATGTCAGATGGTCAAAGGAATTCCCAGGCTTACATTGAGTGTCAGGAATTACTAAATGCTTCATTCTTCACTCTCAAAAAGTATCGCAGTATTGCTCGTCAAAATGCTTGGTCGGTGGGTTGAAAGCTCCGATTTTTTCTAGGATTTCGTACACACCTGTATACCCTGCGCCCTCTAGGAACATAGCAAAGTGAGGCATAATATCATACCAAGAAATATCAGGGGAAAGGAACACAGTTGTTTCTGTGCTTTTGTTTTCCTCTTGACTCACCTGTGTAAACTTCCACATGTTTGGTTTCATACTTACTCCTTAAATAGTGAAGGAACTACTGTTTTCAAAATGTCACGACATTGCTCTGCAATGATGCGATGTTCTTTCTGTGTTGCACTGTCACAACGAATGTCGCAATAGTGGAGCCAGCTACGAATAGTACCGTTCATGTACATCCTGCTGGTTGTCAAGCCTTCAGGGAGCAGCTTACGAGCAATCTCCTTGGCAATACCGTTTGACAGGGCCTGCTCGTAACAGAAGCGAGCTTCTTTCAACAAGCGTTCCTGCATCAATCGCCACCACTCCTGCTGGTTCTTGTCAACAATGGGCAAGCTGTTCTGCCTGTTCTTGTTGTCCTGTGCTCGTGCCTCTGAATATTCATAGCCATCAGCAACAGCATAGCGTTGGCTAAACTCTTGGAAGCTAAAACTCCTGTGCCTGAGAATCTGACGAGCAATGTCTCTGGTTGTCTCAATCTCCACGCAGATGTTCGCCATCTCGAAAGGACTCCAGTGATTGTGCTCCATCAAATAACGCAGCAGCTTGGGGGCTGTGTCCATGTTGTTTTGATTGGTAGGATTGCTCACCCTAGCCATGTACGCAATGCGCTCTTCAGCACTGGGCGTTGCCCACACCAGACTCACTTTGCTCATTGGGCGTGTACTCCTTCTCTGCCAACTTTATTGCATCTTCCAATGCTCTCACTATTCCAAACTTAAGAAGAAAGCTGATGCCCTCTTCGTCAAGGTCAAGAGTGCAACTTGCACTACCGTCTTCATACTCTTTGATTACTGTCACTTCAATCTTCATGTTGTGAACTGCCTTACCATGTGTGGATATTCATACTCTTCACGCAAGGGAATGATGGTTGCCTTCTTGAGTACAGCATCGATGAGTTCGTTGTAGTTCTTTTGGAACTGCGCCTCAGTTAGCCCATCCTCAAGCAGCACTTTCTTTGCTTCATCAACATCCCTTGCAACAAGACATTGCAAGCCACCATATTCACTAGCAGGGAATGGAACCCAATAACGTACCAGCCAGATGTACCAGAGTTTATTGTCTTGTATTTCTGGTTGTTTTTTTGGTCGAGCCATACTTTTCTCTTTCTTTCTTTTCAACTTGTGTCTTCTGTGAATGGCAGGTTAAGCACAGCACCTGTAGCTTTTCCTTCTCACAGAACATACGGTCAATGTAGGTGTCCCAGTCAATGAACCCATCAGCGGGGGCAACAACAGGAAAGATGTGGTCAACCTGTACATCCTTCTGTACAAACTCCCTTCGACACCCAGCACAATGATAGTGATACGCAAGCTTACCAGTGGCTCTGTTAGTTTTCCTACCAGTACATGCCTCCTTCAAAGCCTTAAACTTTGGAGGCCACCTACGTGTTGCTGTCCTCAGTGCTGAAATGACAAAGCTACGAAAGCGTGAAGGAGTCCATTCACCGTTGTTATACACTCTGTCTGGTTTTGTACCATTGACAAAGGAGGTTTCCGAATCCTTCAACTTCTTTCTCGTCATGCCCTGTCTCACCCATCGTAAACTTAACTGCGTGGACTAGTTCATGGAAGAACGTAGCCACCTCTGCTTGCTCATTCATCCCAGCACGAATGTGAATCTCATACGTTGCTGGGTTGCATAGTCCCATGTCTGCCAGTTCTTCGACAAACATCACTGTCCATTCACATCCTGCGAGGCAGAACTTCTGAGGGATGGAGGTGTCCACAACTCCCCGTGTTTTCTTCGTAGCCATAGCAATACTCCATTCTCAATGGTTCTCTCTTCGCCCAGTGCCTCCAAGCAAACTGCATACATGTCTTGTTCTGTCTTTGCTTTGGCAAGCATCTTTGCTGCCTTCACTGGACCGACCCCACGTACACCCTGGATGTTGTCTGCCTTGTCCCCCATCAGGATTTGCTTGTAGAAGAACAGCAAGCCTTCCCCTTCTGAGACATAATACTTGTCGTTCTTCACAAAATTGTAATGCCATCCTGCCACCTGATTGAAATCTTTATCCACAGAAATCATTAGGCAATCGTCTTTCAACTCTGTTGCACGAATGGCAATCATATCATCTGCCTCTTCGCCTTCGCTGATCAACGCTCCCCATGAGGTTACTAGATAGTTACGTAGGAGTTCCAGATGTGCTGGCTTCTCTGCGTCCTTCCTGTTCCCTTTGTACTCTGCGGTCTTAGCAATTTGTTTTCTGAAGTTGTTCTTGCCTGTAATGAATATCTCCCAAGAAGAAAGCCCAAGAGTCACCATGAGCATTTCTTCTAGGTAGCCAGCGAGAGTGGTGATTGCTACGTCCTCACTCTCGTCTTTACAGGAGAAGGCAATGCGGTAACAAACAACATCACCATCTACCAGTCCAATCATTACAGCACCACTTCCTCTTCGTTAGCCTCTGCCTTGGC